AACCTTTAGTCAGTCGAGTGGTTCGACCACTCATCCTAGCCAGTGGCAACAGTGATGATGGATGTCCAGCCTCCACCTGTGGTGGAGCAAGGCTGGCAAGGCGCTCAACCTGCATCCCCCTCTCACTCCCTGACCGAGGCTATGTTCAGCACTTCTACCCACGGTAGAGGTGGCGGCTGTGTACTTCTAGTCAGTCGATGCGCGTGGATCACAGCATCATCGTTGGCTATCCATCATCACCTCACGGTGATAGTGTAAGTGTATTCAACACCTAGATCCTCCGATCAAAGTGTTTCATCACTCTTCCGAGTGATGTGACGTTGACTTACAGTCAGATGGAACAACGAAGACGGTAAAGACCGGGGTACATAAGTATATATATATATATTTCTCTCTTAGTCCATACGTTATCGCCTTCAGTGCAACACTTTCGGCGCTAACGGTAAGATGGGGTTGGTCTGATGGCCCAACCCTCTTGTACCAACATTACCTCGGTGTTACCCCCGAGGCAGATGCGGCTCGTGAGCCGCTGATAGACCAAGATCTTGTCAAGACTTAACCTGCTCTTGACGCTGTTGTTACCGTGCTTAATATATGGGGTAGAGCCTGAAGCCAGGGGCTCGATCTAGGCCAAGATCGAAAGAGGGTTGGAAAGGGGAAGTTGAACCCCGAACAGCCCCGTGGGGAATAATGGTAGCCAAATCGACCAAGAGAGTTACCAAGACCCGCATCCCCGCCGCGAAGCTCGCACCCCAGGTTGCAGCTATGAAAGCGCGGGGGATGACCACCCGAGAGATCGCTGAAAAGCTCGGGAGGTCTGAGAGGCATATCTGGAGTCTGCTCAAGTACGCGAAGGAGTCCGGCGATGGTCTCATCTACGACGTACCAGACCCGAGGAAGCCAGAAGACCTGCCAGCACACTGTAAGCCCATGCTGGCAGAGTCATCCGATGGATTCCAGGCTTTCTTCAACCGATACAGCGGACGTACTTTACAGCCGGTACATAAGGATTGGGTTACTCAGGCTCTATCGAGCAAGCGGGTCCTTATCAACTGCCCCCCACGTCATGCTAAATCTACCATCTTCTCGGTCTGGTTCCCCATCTGGCTGATCGCCAGGGATAGGAACCTTCAGATCCTCATCTGTAGCCAGACGGACAAACTAGCCAAGAAGTTCACCAATGAGATCTCTTACGCTCTCTCCTATAACCGGGAGCTTATTAAGGACTTCGGACGTTTCAAGCCCGAGATGGGCGACTGGCCCTGGCGGCCCAATAGTGGTGAGCTACTGGTCGATGGTCGTACGCGAGAAACGAAGTCCGGTGACCTATCTATCCAGGTCCGTGGTGCGGGTCAGCAGATCCTCGGGATGGAAGCCCACTGGATCATCGTGGACGACGCTGTGGACCGACCTACCACACGTAGCGAGACTGAGAGGGCCAAGCTAAGTGAATGGTTCCACGGTGACGTCATGTCCCGTCTTGAGCCTGGTGCTTCGGCTATCGTCATCGGTCAGCGTCTCCATCTGTACGACCTGTACGGAGAACTTGCACAGGAGAAGCTTACTCGTGTCGCAGGAGCGCCGAAGCGATGGCTCCACATCAACTACCCTGCGGTCTTGGATTGGGATGAGAAACAGGTACTATGGCCGGAGAAATGGACCTTCAACGACCTTATGGAGGTCTACCAGGACGTAGGTAGCCAGAACTTCGAGGCTATGTACCAGCAGAATCCGCTCCCTGCGGGAGAGCGCCTAGCGATGCCGGAGTGGATCTTTGGAGACGCTACCCACAGAGGTTGCCTGGATCAGCACAGGAGAGCAGGTAGGACGTCTCCGTATGACGAAGAGGATCCAAGGCCTCGTGTTCGCGTCCTTTCGCTTGACCCATCGCCCACCAAGTTGGCCGGGCTCATCGTCGCTGACATTCTCTACGACAGAGATACCTTCGAGTGCGAGGTCTTGGAGATACGACACGAAACGATGAACGTTCGTAAGATGCTTAATACGATCCAGGACACTTTGAAGAGGTACGGTCCAGTTGATTACTTCATCTTCGAACAGAACGCTGCTCAGCGTTGGTTGCTACAGGATCCCATCATGGACAGGATCAGAAGTAAGACTATGGTTCTGCCGCATACTACGTCCAGGAACAAGGGGGACCCTAACCTTGGGGTGGGGTCCCTTGCTGTTGAGTTTGAGTACGGAAGGATCAGACTCCCTTTCGGAGACTCCGAAGGGAAGCAGATGGCACAGCTACTCCTGGACGAAGTGATGAGCTGGCCTCAGAGCCAGACGGACGACATCCTCATGGCTCTTTGGTTCATCAAGTTCAACTACTCCCGTCTGGTTCCGAGGCGCGGAGAGCTTAATGATGACGACGATCACTCCGGTTGGGGCAGGGGCTGGCGGCCCCCGCCGCGCCTGATTAAGGGGTTCAGATGGCAGTAGACATCAAAGCAGTCAAGGAGTCCCGTCTCGATACGGACTTCATCCTAGAGACCCGAGGCTTCCGTATCGAGGGTTATCAGGACTGGAAGACCCGTATGCGGGACCTGGACAGCCTGTATAAGGGCGACTACCTCAGCCGCGCCCACGGCGACATGGTGTACGACAACGAGGGTCTTTCCGTCATGAACCTCGTTCAGGTCGGTATGGACGACATCAGCCGACTCGTTACTGAAAGCGTCCCCGTCGTGCGCTGTATGGCCGTGGACGACACCGAAACGGCGGCAGAGAACGCCAACGTCCGCGAAGCGATCTGCGATACGTACTGGAGGGTCAACGACGGTGAACAACTCATTCCGCGCTTGGCCATGGACCTTGCGGGTGCAGGAGCAGCTTTCGTGGTCATCAACTGGGACGACGACTCTCCCTACCCTTGCTTTCATCGTATCGACCCGCGATACGCATACCCCGACGTGTACAACGGCCAACTTCAAGATCTTCTCGTCGTACGAGAGATGCCCGTGCGGCAGGCAGCCCGCCTGTTTCCTTTCTTGGAGTTGCCAACTCGTCCAGAAGTTGCAGACTCTGCCGAAGTACTCGAATATTACAGTGCAGATGAGTGCGTCCAGGCTGTAGCCGTTACCCGAGGCGGGAAGCCCGTCGATGGAGGTACCTTCATCACGAAGAGATGGAAGCCCAAGCTTAAGCGTGTACCGGTTGCATTCGCTCAACTCGACACCTACGACGGGCAGTTCCGTGGTATGTTCGACCAGATCTTCAACTCGCTTATCACGAAGAACCGCATCATCCGTCAGGTCTTGGATTACACCGACCAGATGGTGTACGCTCCGCTGGTCAGCAAGGGTGTTCTGAATGAGAAAGACAAGCCTGGACCGAAGACGCACTATCGCCTCGACCCCAACACCCCAGACGCTCAGATCGGAAGGATGCAGCCTGCGGGTGCCGCCCCCCAACTCTTCGCTCTACTGGATTACTTGGACCGAGAGCAACGCGGTGGCACAGGTTATCCGGTACAACGACAGGGCGAAGTTTCTCAGAGCATCGCTAGCGCGGCTTTCGTCAACTCCACCATGGGGCAGCTCACTACTACCGTACGGAACATTCAGCGCCTTCTGGCTAACATCCGGACCCGTGCCAATGAGATCGCCCTAGAGGTTGACGAACAGTATCTCAACTTCAATAAGCCTCTCGTAAGGAGTGTTGGGAAGAAGAAGAGCTATACGCCTGGTTTAGTCATCAAGGGACGCTACATGAACCTCGTTACGTACGGGGCTGGAGCAGGCCTCGATCGTATGAATGCAGACGTCCGTATCATCCAGCACCAGGGAGCGGGCATCATCAGCCGTGAGACCGCACGCGAGCATGTGGACTTCTTGCTCGACCCGGCTGAGGAACACACTCGCATCGAGAAGGAAGCTACGGAAGGTGCGCTTATGCAGAAGCTCCTGTCCGAGGCTCCTGTCGAGATGCTCATGGACCTCCAGGTTCTCCAGGCAGAGGGCTACTCTCTCACGCAGGCTGTGGCTAAGCTCCGTGAGAAGGAACAGGCCGCGCCTCCCGCTGGTGGGATGGCTGCCGGAGGCACACCCATGGAGGCGCAAACCATGCCTGGTGCCTCTACTCAACAGACCGCTCTGTCTAAGGGCGGTGTCCCGGGCAACGCTGACAAGCTGCGTGAAGTGGACTTCCAGCCGCCGCCCATCACGAACGTTGTCGTCAAACCAACAGGAGCCTAGACAATGGTTAACAAG